TATCACGCTTCATCTCTTTTGCGCGTTTAGCCAACTGGTAAGCCTGACTTGATTTCCTTCCTGCGAAATCTACCGCTTCAGCCGTGCCACTGGTTTGCACCTGCGTGGCTGATATTTGAGTATAATTACTCAAACGCCTCGGCTCTGTTGCGGCAGTATTGGCATAGTCATTGCCTTCTATCTGCCTATTAGCAGAGGTTGACGATAACTCATCTGTCTGCCATTCAAAGGTCGTGTTGTCGCATGAACCCTTACCTACACCGTTTAGAAACGGCGTATCCATAGGGCTTAAATTGTATATAATATTACTTAGGTCCTCTCTAATGCCGATAGCACTAAAGGTTTCCCTAGTATCCGTTGGAACGCCCATAGCGTTTTCCTCCTTAGTTAAATGTCTACAAAATCCTCAAAGAGAGCAACAGAGTCATTTACATGACCACTCTCTTTAAGACGCTTCATTGAGGCAATACGTTTAGACTTGGCGGCATCGGACTTTTTATTAGACCCTTTACCAGACCTTATAACCTTGGGTTTGTTTTTCAACTTCTTAGATTTAACATCAGACTTCTGAAGTGCGTCATACTTCTGCGCCTTCATAAGAACGATCATTGATCTATGGTCTATTAACTGTTGCAGTTCTTCCCTAGAGAATCCCTGCTCTAAAGCATAAGAGGAAAGATCACCAGCCATCTTATCGCGCTTTTCCTTGTCGTTCCATTCAGGCACAGCCTCTATTAGGCGTTTGTGTTCTTCCTGAACGGCAAGATGACGCATCTTGGCTAGTTCTTCGTTCTGTTTCTGTAGGCTCCTGTCGTGTTCAACCTTTATTTGATGAACCCTCTCTTGAGCCTCGCGGAACTCTTCCTTCTTAGTTACAAATGCAATGGGGTCTGTTTGTCGCAGGTTATCCCAATCAACATTATTAAACTGCTCTAATCCAGCCGTAGACTGTTCTGCAAATTGTCCAAGGGCTTCTATGTATTGCTGACGCTCCGCTTGTGCTTGAGTAATTTCATTAGACCATTGCTGTTGCAGTTCGGCCATCTGACTTCTCTCGCTTGCAATCTCTTGCGTCTTTCGGGTATAGTCAGAATGGCGGGAGTACCCGCTAATGAGTTCGTCAAGGCTTACCTCAAGTTCTTCACCGTCAACTTTAACGGCATAAACGTCAGGTTCCTCTTCGACCTCATCTTCTTCTAACTCTTCTTCAGATTCTTCTTCATCCTCAACGGAATCTTCTTCATCTTCAGAAACCTCTTCCAATGGTTCGTCTTGAGTTTCCTCAGTAGACTCTTCAACATCTTCAGTAGGGGCGCTTTCTTCAGACTTTGGTTTGTCCTCTTCAGGTTCCATTAATCCTAAGAATGCTGATTGTGCTTCTGTAATACTTCCCGGTTCGGGGAGCGGGGCTGTTTGCGTATCCGCCATGTGTGTTCTCCTTAGATTTGGTATTCCTCAATCTTCCTCGCCATATCTCCAGTATCAACTATACTGGTTAGATGAAGGCGCACTCGTTCGAGGAGTCTTAACGAGAGCCAACACTGCTCCCTCGTATCTACATCATGAACACCTGAATTATTCCAAGTATCCTGTAAATTCTTTTCTAGTGTGTCAAATGATTCCTGTAGTAGTGTGTCTTGTAAAAGACTCTTAGCGTGACGCTCTCTTTCGATGTCTATCATCCCAAGGCTACCGCTTTATTCTTTTCTTTATGGAAAAATATCTTCCCCCCGGCCCTTCTTTTATTTCATAACCAAGTCTTGTCGCAGCCCCCCTAGTTTTGGAAAATGTCGGATGGCTGGCCCCTTTAAAAAGTAATCCCGTCCTTGGGTCGCGGCTAGGCCAGTGGCCGGAAGAATCAGGGCGCAGCCCAGCGGCCCTTGCCCCAGTATAATCATATCCTCTGCCTTTAGGATCAAATCTTTTTTTGGGCATTATGTTGCTCCTGTTGTTATCACCTTTTGGGCGGCCTCAACCTTGTATCTGTCCTATCTCTACTACCGGTTGGTTTTCCTCGGGTTGGTTTTCTACCCATATCCGTAAACAAAGCGTTTTTTCTAGCAGACACTCTCCTTCTTTTTTTGGCTGGACTCAATTCTTTGAACAAAGCATTAAAGTCTTTATACATTTCCTTTTCCGCCTTACTAATTTCTGCTGCATTTCTTTTTCGTTTATTGTTCGCTCTGGAAATTGCGGCCCTATCTTGAATAGATAACTTCACACCATGCTTACTTTTAGGCATTATGTCGCTCCTATGGCTACTGCTCTGTTCTGTTCTTTCTCTAGCGCAAGTTCAGCGACTTTAAGTTGTGCGTCTACCGCATCTTTCTTAGCCTCTTGCTGAATCTTCTGCATCTTAACCTGTACATCAGCCGCCTTGATCTCCAACTCCTTCTGCTTGACTTGCATTTCCATCTGGGCAAGTTGCTCTTCTGGGGTCGGTTGTTTAGGTTGAGGCGGTGGTGGCTTGGTTAAGAAATCATCTACGTTCTGGTAGCCCATTGCTTTAATCAATGCGGCCCCTAGATTGTACATATTCTCTGGGGTTACGATGGGTAGCCCACCCTGCATTGCTTGTGAAGCAAACTGTAACATCTGGGATAGGTGCGACATCTGCTGATCCTTTGAGCCATTACCCAAAGCAACAGATACGGTGCAGTCCATCTTGTCGCTCCACATATCAGGGCGAACAGGAACCCACTCGTTCCTTAACATTACTACTCGTTCCTTATCTTGGTTCTTTAGCAGGAGTTCGTATATACAATACATCAGTTCTTTAACGCCTGTTTCCGCGAACTGACGGGCGATTAACTCTACCCTTGATTGGGCATTGGTCATCACCGCATTCACTGCTGTGGCCGTTGTATGGCTTGTCAGAGCGTCTGCGTTGATACCTTGCGTGTTCTTATTTACTCCTGTCCTAGACTCTCTTATCTCATCCAGATATCCAAGCATCTGGAAGGATTCAGGCTGGAGGGGAGGGGTAGCCAAGGGCATGACGGCTTGTGGGGATTTAACTCTTACCACACCGCCCGGCCTCTGGGTTAAGAGGTCATCAAGATTCGCCTGACCCTCTAAGACGGCATACCTGCCAAAGTTCTGGTTATAGGCGTTGTCCATTAAATTACGCATTAGCGTACTCTTAATTAACTGTAAATCCATAACAAGATCAGCAACTGACAAGCCAAAGAACTTATGCGGTATCTTTAAAGGGGTAATAGAAACGAGCGGTACTTTATCTATTTCCTCATTCGAGAATATATAATCCCCCACTGTACAAACCTTGCGTAGTTCCGCGATACCGTCATCGTTATAATCTGTTCTGATGAAGGATTCATGTAACCAATACTCTCTTAGAGCCTCTTCACCTGTTCCGTCCAGCCCATCCCCCCAAGAGGATGAATTATCAAACTCGTAACGAGCAATTCTTTCCGCATTAAATAACTCTTCGTTATATCCCCCACCTAACTCACTTACATCAAAGCCATCATCAGGGTACATTATCCTTAGTTCTGAAACTGTTTTCTTCACTCTATGGCAGACGAATCGCGCATCCTGTATTCCTTTCGCCTCTCTTGAGATAAGGAATTCATCGGGCGGTACGTTCTCTATGTGGACTCTTCCGCCATAAGATGAGCGCAGCACCACAACGTCATGCAGTCCTACATCAGATACAGTATGCTCTACAACCTCTACAGTTGCAGGGGTGATGAGTAATTGTAAATCTTCCTCACTAAGCCCGGAGTATTCTTCTCTTTCTGGCTCTTCATACTCGTCCCACCATACCTTTACTATGCCATTCTTCTGTAAGAGGGCATCATGGAACCATGAGTAGAGAATTTCCCAGCCGGGATTATCTTTAGTAAAGACGTAGTTAACATAGTCAGTGGCTTGTTCAGAAGCCGCCACATCTTCTGGGCCGTGGGGGGTGAACTTAACCATCTCGTCACCAGACGCAAACACCCTCATCAAAGAGGGTTTGATCCACTCGACAGTATCCTGCACAGTAGAGTCAACGTATTGACTGCGACCATCTACCTCATTACCGAATGGTAGGGCATAGTAATACTTTATAGCCTTCTCTCGCTGTATAGATATTTCACCATCATACCCAAGAGAATCTGCTATCTCTTGACGTATCCGTGATACTAATTCTGTTTCGTTATCAGACAATTCCGTAATTCCTGTATGTTAGATCGCCAGTCCATGCTGGGTCGGAGCCAGCAACAGCATATCTTTGTGATTGGAAGGCGTACCTTGTTGCAGCCATTAAATCATCTCGTAATGGGACGGTCTTACCGTCCTTTCTATGGTACATTCTAAACTCCTCAAACCAAGGGGCAAGAGTAGAGAACACTTTAAACTTACCGGCCTCCATAGATTGGAGCATCGCCATGATGCCTTCTTCGATGGAGTTGGAGCCTTTCTTCCCACCTAGAGGTATGGGGTTGGTGAAATGCTCTAGCAGGAAGTTACAACCTAGATTCCTGTATTGGTCGGCTAGACCCGGATTCCCCATGCTATCCCTGCGATTTCCGTCATGTGGGTAGGCGATGGGAATGAATGAGGGTCTTTGCCTTATAACCTCTGAGTGTGCTGTAGGGCTTGCTTTAGATGCCCTATAGCAGTCGTATATGTAGAAAGTTTCTTCTTCTAGGTCAACCGCACACCATACAACTGCTGTGGGATGATCCCAGCCAAAGTCTATGGCTGCTATTCTGGGCCAATGCTCCTCTATCTCTATGGGAGAGATCATTAAGTTCTCCTCATTTACAGGGAACACAAGTCCTGAGCCAATAGAAGGTCTGCCGTACCTTCTCATCTCCCTCTCATGCGGAGAGTAGGCAGAGAGAATCTGGGTCATCACATCTTCTGATAGGTGTCCTTTCTCCCCTTTCATGGAGGTTATCTTCTCAGATGCGTGATCCCATGTGGCGTTTGTCAAGGACTGCGACTTTTGGATGTTGTTCATAAAGGCCGCAACAGTCTCAGTCATACCCTGCTCAGGGGTGAAGGTCATGTAAACCATCCCCCTCCTGTCGAGGGTTCGTGTCACGGCTTGGGAATACAGTTCCCTGCTGGGTTCTTCATCCAGCCATACTACATCGACTGAACGACCCTGCCATTTATCAACGCCCATCTCATAGGCTTTGAAGTGTAAAGAAGAGTTCCCACCGGAAATGTGCCGTATGAGGGCTACGGACTTGGCATTTGGTACTCCGGGTTTGCGTTCCGTCTTTATTATTAGTCTGCGTGGAATCGCGCCAGAGCCAAAGGCTTCGGGATCATCGGGGGAACCCAATAATTCTGCTTGTACAATATCTCTGGTGGTTTCATTCGATACACCACCTGCCCATGCTGTAATGGGTTGTCTGAACTTGCGTCCTTCCCACCAATCAGGGTACAATCCTGTTAAGTGATAACTCATCTCCGCTGCACCACAGTATGACTTGCCTATTCTGTTGGCAGCCATTAATAAGCGTTGGTTATTCTCCTTGCTAGTGGAGTGGAACTCTAACTGGTAGGGGTAGGGATCGTAACCGTCTATCTTGTTGTAGCGTTCACGCTGCCTTAGTTCCTTGGCTATTTTAACTGCTTTTTCTAGTTCTGCTTTTGTAACCGCTGGCATATATCGCCTTACCTTGTTTGTCTGCTTCCTTTTTGGTCTTATGGACCTTACCCTTGCTGCCCCATCTCCAGCCACCTTTTACTTTTCTAGTCGGCACGTTTCTTCTTCCTTGGGGAATCCCAAATACTATCAAGATTTCCTCTCCAATCTTGGTAGTTAGGATACCTTTTTTTACGGTATGCTGGGAATCCCAAATCCAGCGCAGTTCCCGCAAGTCCTTGCAACCCTTGATGTACTGCTGATAAGCCAGACAATTTAAATTGATCCAGTATAGATAAATCGCCCATTCTACTTTTTAAATCGTCGGCCTTTTTTACTGCGGCGGCCCTTCTTTCTTTATTAGAAGCATCCCAAGGAATATTTAATTTTTTGGAAGCGGCGTAGTGGTCAAACCAAGATTCTGGGGTAATTCCTGTCATAAACGCAGGAAACTGCGAGAGCCACAAACCCCCTCTAGGAAGCCCCGCTTCTTCGTAGTCTAATAATCCTTTTGACTCAGTGTCTAGGGTAAAGAGATCGTTATTAGCAGATAACCACTTCTTGTACTCTTCTACAGAACCATGACCAACAGCCTCAGAGACTGCTTTAGACATTGCTGTAGCGTGTTCTGGGCTAGGGTATGGGCCTCCTATACGGACTTTCTTCCCATTCTGGATTGTATAAAGATACTCTCCCTCCGGGCCTCCCTCACTGAATGATCTCACATGGCTCATATTAT